CAAAGAGGGGCTTCTCAAGTATTCTCCTAAAAATAATTGGGGTTCTTTTGATGACCTTTTAGATGTAGCGTCTACATACCTTACTGCATGTAGACAATTCCCTCGTGCTGAAATTTATGTGGATCGTTAATTTATCTATGCGCCCATTGTTTGTGCATCCAGTCATAATTTCTTTTTCTGCCTAGAGAGTACGCTCCATGATATTCGCATATTTCCCAATATCGTTGATATTCAAGCCCAGATAATTTAGCTTTAGGTGCATGCCATCTAAGCTGATTGTGTGCTGGGTCAATATCTTCTGCTATCCCATATGCGTGCATAGAGTAGCGTGTTCCACCTCGTATTTTTCTTACATTGAGAACCCCGCCCCATAGGTCTAGCCCTAGCTGTTGAATGCCATCAAGGCTATATTCCTCCAGCGTTGCTTCATAAATTCCTTGAAGATCTTCGGCAATGAGTTTATGACATGTGATTCGGTTAATTTTTCTATCAGTATCCCATGCAATCTTTACATCGTATGGTAGTAAAATTTTTGTTTGGTTTCTCCCTGGTGGACCATAGTATTCCCGCACTCTTGATTCATGGGGGTAGTGCTTGCCTGTTGCGTGTGATCGATAGGTATTGCGGCTTTTTTTAGGGTCTTCCCTGTCTGCGATATGCGAAGGGATTAGTGCTTCCATTGTTTTTGGCCCTATAATGCCGTCTGGCACCAAAGGCGGATGTAGCTGTTGCCACCGTGCAACAGCCTCCATTGTTCTTTCATCGTATGTTCCTGTGTACTTTGACCAAAATACGTTGTACCCATGTAGTATTTTTTGGAGAGAAATAATTGCCTTTCTTGTTATTGGGCCATACTGTCCATCAATTTTGCCTAAGTATAGTCCTTTTGCCTGTAGAATTTTTTGCAAGTAAATCAATGGGAGTTTTGTCTTAGAAGTGTGTGGCATTTGTTTCCTTTAAAAAATCGTTATTTTGCAATACTTGGTATCTATAAAACTCATTTTGTTTTCGTAGATTTTTAATTAGTATTGCACCTCGTTTTTCTACTTTGAGATTCTTCTCAATTGGTAGAACCGCTAGAGTATATTGCCTTATGCCAATATATCTCTGTCTTGGGACACATCCATCTAAAAATAATATACTAAGCGTCAATAGTAACGATTTCATTGGGGTTCTCCATAGGCTCTAATTTGTATGTGGCTTGTGCCTCTGTGTATTTGTCATCAATATGAGTTTGTGTTTTGGTGGTTTTGTTTTTTAAATGTAGGTTGTTATTTTCTTTTTGAAGATTTTTATTACTGCGTTTAAGTTGGACGTTCCTTATAAACAAGAACCCCCCAATGATAGTTGAGATGGCTATCCATCCCCACTGGATGTAAGCTTTAATTTTATTTGTTATCCATTCCACCTGATCCCCCCTGTTTCTTAAAAACTAAATTTCTTATGAACTTGGTTATATCTGTTACTGCATCCCACTCAGGAATATCCTGTTTGGTTGCTCCAGAGTATGCATTCCCGATGATACTATAGACTTCGGCCACTATCAGTAGGTTCATAGAGTATGTATAGAAGAAGTGCCAATCTCCTTCCATCATCTTGACAGCAACTCCGATAAGAACTGGGATAAATAGTGTGATAATTTTTGCAGAAACTCGTTCGATCATTTTTGATGATTCTATTTTTACATCTAAATTATATGCCTTATATAGGCCTGTTCCAACATCCATGAATAAGAATAATGTATATAGTTTAAAAACGTCTTTGTCTATGTCCGCATAGGTGAGAACCCCCGCAAACATCCCTAGCATCATTGTTCCGTAGCCTTTGATCGTACATAGTATTTTATCAATTATATTTATCATGTGTTCTGCTTTTTGTAGTAATTCCACATAATATCATATTAAAACTTATTCAAAAGAACTATAAAAATATATTTTATATATGTTTATTTTATGATTGTTAGTATTTATCATGTATTTGCAAGAATAGTATATTTTTTTATGAAATTTATTACTATTTTTGCAAATGTGTGTTAATATGCACACTGACAGTAAAAACAAAAAAAAGGATTCACATGTCTGTTACGACTAACAAAAAAACACTACTTGTTCTTGGAGGAAGTGGAACTGGGAAAACGTTCTCTTTGAAAGAGCTGGTAATGGCTGAAGGTGATAAAATCACCTTTATTGACATTGATGGTAAAAATGCTTTACCTTTCCGTGGAAAAAACAAAATTCATGATTGGATTGTTCCCACTGATCCCTTGACCTTGGTCAATAACCTCCAGTTGCTCGAAGATGATCCTGTTAGTGAGTACATTGTTGTTGATACCCTATCTCATTGGCTTCGTAAGCTTGAGCAAAAATATGTTGTCAACTCTGATGACAGCAGAGGAGCTTGGGGTAAAGTCTATCAACAAGCCTTGTTTGAGTTGCTTGATTTTGCTACCAGCACATCAAAGAAGACGTGGATCTTTCTTTCTCATACTGTAGAAGGTGATCTTGAAAATAATCAAATCCCCATCAAGGCATTTGTAAAAGGGTCTACAAAGAATGTTGGCGTTGAGTCCTTCTTCCAGTTTGTTATTTATACCAATATTACAAACGACGATGATGAAGAAAGTCTTACTGGTTTAAAGTATCGACTTCAATTGTCAAAGACAAAGGACAGTAAAAACCTTAGTGTGAAAACACCAGAGGATTTTTATCCTGAGCCGTTTCTTGAAGAAGGTGGTATCAAGCGTGTTATTGAATTAATTGAGGAGTACGATAATGAATGAAGTAGAGAAGTGCATTCGCCAGTTCCAGGAAATTAACACTATTTCGCTGAGAGATCTTCATCTTAATTTGAAAAATTATGAGGCATCCAGTGATTCGTTCCATAGAATACTGTTTGATAACGACCCTACTGTTATAATAGATGATTTTAAATCAAGTTATTATCTCTTTACGTCTCCTGAGTCGTCTAATGAAACGAAGGAGCAGTATGCTATCCAGGCTGCTGCGCTTATTCGCTTAATTATCGAGAAAGCAGATGTGTCTAAAAAGGAGAAAGAAAACATGTTTGATAAAATATATGACCTGAGCACAGTTGGGCCAGAGGAGTCTGCTGAGGCAGAGCATTACCAGGCTATGGAAGCATATTACACCGAGGTTTTAAAACTTCAGAGGAATCTCCGAAAGTTTATTCATGGATCATGCGACAGGGAGATTATTGCAGCATTTGATTTGTATGTAGATGAAGTGGGGGTTCGTGATGATTTTACAGGCAGCTGATTGTAAATTTACTCCATTCCGAAGCAGCCCTTATTCTCCTGGGGTTAATGTGTTCGCGGTAGAGAACTATACGATAGAGTCACAAGAGATTGTTAAAGTTGATCTTGGTATCAAGATTAATTATGACAAATTGATAGACCTGGTTGTTACCAAATATGATTATGAATCGTTTCATTATAACAAACGTAAAAATGATTTTGTTAATGATTTTGTCCGTTCTCGTTTTCTAACGTTTATTGTTAAGCCCGCTATTGGAGAGCTTGGAATCGCTGTTGCAGGGGGGTTCATTGCCATCCCGCTGAATAGTATTGGCAACTTGTACCTACCTTTGCACAATTTGAGCCCCAATGATATTGTTATCCCAGAAGGGAGTATTATTGCTGATGCAATTATTGTCTCCCATGATGGGGCAATGTTTGGTGCAAACGAAATATAATACAAGGATATATTATGGCAGTGAATACGAACCTAAAAAGCGACAAAAGTGGGAATTGGAGATTGCCAACCATAGAGGAACTCCACGAAGTGTTTGACTACAAGAATGGAAAACCAAAAGTAGATGGATTTACTCCATACTATTATTGGAGTTCTACCCCATATTCTCACAATATGAACGGTGTATGGATCGTTCATTTTCATCGTGGCTACGCGTACAACGGCAATAAGCGCAGTACCTATTGCGTGCGCTGTGCGAGAGAAAATAAAAATGGAACGCTAGAATGGTCTAAGCCCCTTGAAAAAAAAATGACATTGGATGAAGCAAACAAATATTGTAAAATGATGAATGATGAGAGAAAGTGGCGTTTGCCAACAGTCGATGAGCTCCATGAAGTGTTCGATTACAAAAATGGGGAACCAAAAGTAGATGGATTTATCCCGTACCGCTATTGGAGTTTTACTACGCATGCCTACTTCACGGACAATGCGTGGGTCGTCTATTTCAGTGATGGGCACACGGACTACCACAATAAGTCCAACCCCATTCCCGTGCGTTGTGTTAGAACGCAGGATAATGGAGAGTTGGAATGGTACAAATATTCTAAAAATGGGATGAATTGGAACGAAGCAAACGAGTGGTGTAAGGAATTGAATGACGAAGCAAACACAAATTGAAAAGCTTTCGCTTTTAAAGGAAAAAATTGAGCATGAGTATCTGCAATGCCAAGCGGCGCTTGAGCTAGAGTTTGTTAAAATTAAAACGAAGATTGAAGATGCTGCTCCTGAGCCCTGGTTCGCACAAGTTACTGCTGATGTGGTATATGCAGATGCAACAAAAGGCAGGTTAATTAGGTACAAAAGAACCCCCAATGGATGGACATGGGACTATCTCAACAAGGAAATCCCCGATGAACTTATCGGGTGGCATACCAAGATTCTATCGATATTAAAAAACGTTTAAGGAGGCAAATATGGTAGCTGCTTACGACCAAAACAAGCAACGGCTTGAATATGATGATGAGCTGAAAGTGATTGACGCGTTTTTGCGTGGGGATACATCAGCAACGACACCAGGTGCGACTTTCTTTATCACGAAAGTTGAGAAGATTGATGGATATGCGACAATTTATGTAGAAAGTGATGCGTTAGAGTTGAAAACGGAGGCCAAACAATGAGCCCGAATATATCGCACATTGAAGCGGAAACATCATTGGGACTCCATAGGAATTACTTCTCATCCCTAAAGTACTATAATGAAGACATTTATGACCAAATTGTAGAGCTTGGAGAAGGGAATCTTATTAGCGGGTATCGTAAGTTTTTAGATTTGTATTTGGATCTTAAATCAAAATCGCAAGAACTTTATTTTGAACTAAAAGGAAATGGCAAGCTGCTAGATTTCAGTAAATTTTTGTTCGACAAAGGTGTGTATCGCTCTAGTGGGAGCTACGCAAACTCAATCTCATCAATAATTTTCTCAGCAATTGATGAATCGTGGGTTGTATATCGATACAAGCTGTTAGACAAAATAAATAGGTACTATGATGAGTTTAATCAAGATAGATGAATGGAGGTTGCCTACAATTGATGAAATGAGCAGTAACTTTAACCGTGAACTTGGCAAGTCCAAGATAGGGGGGTTCTCTGCTGATTTCTATTGGAGTTCAACGACATATTCTTTCCATAAACAGAATGCATGGTATATGTTTTTCTATAATGGGAGCATCTATTATGGGGAAAAAGACAGAACAAATTGTGCTCGTTGTGTTAGGGATAAAAGCTATGGTCTTGAGTGGTCTGATGTAACCCATGAAAATTTAACATGGGAACAAGCAACTAAACTTTGTAAGGAGTTAAATTAATGTTTAAAACAGTTTATGGAGGCATTATGCCAACACGAGGAACAAAGTATTCAGCGGCAGTTGATCTGTACGCAAATGCAGATGTTGATATTCCTCGTGGGCAAACTAAGATTGTTGGCCTAGGTATTGTTATTGACAACTATGCTATTAAAGATTTAGCTTCAGAACAATTTATGCATACTCGATATATTCAACTTTCGATTCGTAGTTCTTTGGCCGTTTCTGGTTTAATATTGGCCAATGGAGTAGGTATTATTGACATGGACTACCCAGATGAGATCAAAATGATAATTACAAATAATAGCGGCCCAGACAAATATCATATTCGGAAAGGAGATCGAATTGGGCAAGCTATTCTAATGACGCATGATTCAGCCGTATTCAATTATGGCAGTAACGCTAAACGTACAGGGGGGCTAGGGAGCACCGGTACAAGATAGATGAATAGTAAAGCAATGGTGCTAACCATTGCTTTATTCCTTTATTGGCAGGTAGCATAATGGTAATGCAGTCGGCTCATAACCGATACAATGGGGGTTCAATTCCCTCCCTGCCAACCAAATTTTTCTACTGCATGATTGCAGTAACAAAGGATGTTATATGGCTACATTTGATGTAGATGCCAATCTGGCTAAAGAAGTTACCGCACAGAATATTTCTGACGGTCCAATCAACTCTGGCGTTTATGCTGCCGAGATCAAAAACTCTTTTATCCGCAAGACGGAAAATGGTGCTTCCATGTGGGAAGTTGCGCTTTACCTTCCAAAGGAAGATCGCTCATTGTTCTACTCAACTGCTGTAAAAAGCAGAACAGGGTCAGCTACTTTCACTAAAAATGGTAAAGCATTTTTGCTCCCTGGTCTTCAAGAGTTGATTCGCTATGAGCGTGTCACTACCGGTAACGAAGCAATTAACGGTGAAGAGGGAAAGGTCAAATTCAAGGATAACACCATTGACGCATTTATTCTGAAAGAAACAATCGGGATAAAAGTCCTTGTTGGGATTCGCCAGTATGAGAACTTCTACAATGGTACAACCTCTATCCGTAATATGGTTTCTCACTGGATGACACCAGACGGAGCGGGTGACAATGGAGAGGATATTTCTGATAAAGTAGCCTCTTTCCTTGCACGGAATCCTATTAAGCGTTTGCCTAACAAAGCTCCTGCCCCTGCTGCTGGCGCTGCTCCTGAAGTACCCAAAGGCTGGTAATGGAGAACCCCCACAGGGGTGAAACCATAAGCTTTATTTTCCCACCACCAAAGATCCCTTCTGGCAAACGGAAGGGGCATCTCGCCACAATGAACAATGTTCAATACTGGTTAAGGTATAATCGTACTGCAATTAAAAATGAGCTAATTGAGACACTAGAATCATGGCATATTGCCGAGTCAACAGAACCCCCATACAAGTATGGTCAAATTTCGTATCGCATTCATCGTGATAGTAAGCGGAAGATTGATGCTGATGCTTTTGGCTTTACAAACAAATGGGTCCAAGATCTCTTCGTTAGAAAAGGATACCTTGTTGACGATGATCAAGTTGTAGTGATATTGCTCCCAGCAATTATTAATAGTGAAAGAGCTATTGCTGAGACAATGATCGAAGTGATTGCTTCTTTCGCTGATGAGCCATTTGCATAATAGGACGATCAATGGATTTTAAAGAAGCTGCCATATTGGCTACTGTGGTTATTGGAGTAATTGGCGTTATCACGATATTAAAGTTTGTAGCTTTTAATATCTTGCCAATTATAGGCGTTATTTTGTTTGTAATATATTTCTCTGTTACACATGATGAAATTGACAAGCACGACAAGTGGAAGTAATTTAGAACCCCTACCACAATGTTATTGTGCATGGGGGTTCCAGAATTATTTTAAAGGAAAAATAATGGGAAGATTTTATTACGGCGATATTGATGGAAAATTCTGTGTTGCTGATCAAAACAGTGATGATGCCAATCAGTTTGGAGCTCGTGAATCTGATATCATCAATTATTATGTTGATGTTGATGATTTTGATTCTCGTCAATTAGATGCACTATGGCAAGAATGGAAGCCAGATACTCCCACCCCTGATACAGCTGAGGATATTCATTCTGCATTGGAGGAGGACGATATTTACTGCTTCAATGGCGGTAGTCTTCGCCTTGGACTGGAAATCAAGGCAGCTCTTATCGAGAACAATGGTGTATGCACATTTGCAGCAGAGATGTAAGGATGTAACATGAAAATCTTTTTTACTATATTGATCATTGGTATATTGTATGCTGGTTACATTCCAGAGTACCTCTGTGAGGAGGTTGATGAATGTATGGTTGCTATGGAGGTATATGGCGTTGAATCTGCTCCGCAGAAGTGCATAGGGTACAAACACCCTATGATCGCTCATTTTGACCTTCAGGACATAATGGAGCAATATATTGCTCAACAATAAAAGGATACTGTAATGGCTACAAGGTGTGTAATTGAAGTTGAAGGCGTTGAATACGCCAAGATCTATAAGCATTGGGACGGCTATCCTGATGCTACTCTACCATGGCTGATTGAATTTCATAGAAAATTTCTTGAGGCACGAGGCATTGATCCAGAGTACGAGTTTGCACAGTTGCTTCGCTCTTCAGAGAGGGATGGTGAGAAGTTCGGCTTGGACAAGTCCAAGACAACTGGATGGGGGGTTCTCCATCACAATAGCAAGGTTGGTGCTGAATTTCTGTACATTCTTAAAAATAATGGCAGTGTTGAGACGAGATTCGATCCTGAAAAATCAAATACTCTTCTCAATGTATCGCCGTTTTTATCTGGGGATGAAATCGAAGATATGGGTCGGGAAGAAGGTTGATTCATCTATCTGTGGTGTATAGAAGAAGTGCTCTTTCGCCCCTATAAATGAGTCATAAATTGTAGGGATATGTATATCCATAAGTGCTTCAAGCGACATTCCAGTTGCGACTGTAGCTGGATTTTGTCGTGCAAGTCTATATGCGGATCGCTGTATTCTCAGCCAGAATGATGGGAAGAGCAGAACCCCCGTATCACTTGCGTATTTGAGTTCCTTTGGCATATTTACTTTGTAGTCAATGAAGAGCTCAAGAACTTTTGGGACTGCTTCTTCTTTTGACATTTTTTTGTTTTTCATTAAATGTTGTAGTAGGGCATATCGAGATGTAATGTCAATACTTTCTACCAATGCCGATCCAACCCTCACTGCCCCGCTTTCTGGTGTTGTCATCCATTCCGTAATGTATTTGGCTACATCTTTATTTGCTTTGATTTCTTTAAGGCCTATACCTGCGTTGTGTAGTGTTTTACCAAGGGTTCCTACTACTTTTCTATTCTCTGTCCCCTTGCCTATAAAGGTAAGTATTGTCTCAAGATTAATCCCTTTAGAGAGTAGTGCTGCTATTGCATTATTCAAATCTGTTTTTCCTTCCTTGTCTTCAAGGGCTAGGTATTTGTTGAGCAATCCTTCTACGTCATGCTGAACCCCCGAAATGACTGATTTGTCTTTGTCTAGTATTTCTGTTGAGATTGACTGAATCATTCCCTCCATAAGTAGCATTCCGTATGGATGTTCTGCTATCTCCTTTTTGATTTTCCTCATTTGCGCATTGAGTTCTTTTTTTCTTGTCTTGCTACTGGTAGCGTCTATTTGCATTCGTAGGTCTATTTGTTTTATTTGAAGTGCAGCGATTTCTCGTTGCCTCTCAGGACCATGTTTAAACGCACTTATGATAGCTGTGGGGGGTACCCCCATCGCCAACAGGATTGCTACGTTTGATGTAGTATCCCCTGCTATTTTTGCTGGGTTGGTTACTGTCATGTGCAACTTGGTCATTTTCACTACTTGTCTTAGGGTATACATTGCGTTTCTAAAGAATACGCTATCCTTAAATGCAACAACATCCTCGAATCCCATGAGTTGATCTTTCATGTCGATCCTGACTAAATGTATCTTTTCATTTGCATTATTAAACTGCGTCATGTTGTCCACAAGAGCGTATTTGTATCTTGCTTCTTTGTTCTGTGCAAGCCATTTAATTGCATCTTTTTTTGAATCGAATGATACTGCCCAAGGAACTTCTTCGATTCTCATGTCTTTTAACGCTTCGGCGAATTGACGTTCTTCTTTTCTTGTTGATAGCCTTTTGTTGAATTGTGCAGACATTAACGCTTTTCTGGCTGATTCAGTTTCCTCTAGTGCAGCGATTTGCGAGTATGTTCGTACAATTGCATCTGATGGGGTTCTGATTTCTCCTATGCTATCAATCTCTTCTTGCGTCAAAATAAGCTTTCTCCTTGGTTGCCCTTTTCTGTCATAAACAGTTACATAGTTATCTGCTTTGATGAACTTGTCTTTTGGTACAGTAATATCTGCGAAGTTATATGATAACGTTGTGCCAAGCCCTGGTTGGTTTGTTATGTCTTTTGCATTGCGAACTGCGATACCATACCCAGTAGTTGGTTGTCTGACAATTCTCCAACCATTCAATTCTGAAAATTGCCCATTCGCCAAATCTTCTTTAGTGATTGCGTGCATTTCTACTGGTTCATTTAGAAGTTCTTTAACAAGATTTTCTTTATACATTCTTTTGTTTGCGTCATTGACCATTACCCTGTCATGTGCTGTTTTTAGCGCAGCAGAAACAGCTGCCATTGTTTTAAACAATTCTGGATTCTTTTGTAGCTCTTTGAACCCCTCAATAGCTTTTGGTTCTGCGAGCATTGTTTGCAGTGTTAATATCTTTTGGGCATAGGGGAGTGTGTGTTCGCTAAAGCCGATTGAGTGTAGGTTGTATACTGGAATCGTTTTACTTCCTCGTGCAACCTTTGGTTGCTTTTTACGAGCAAGCAATTGTGCCAATTCGCTAATCTGCTGAAGATGCGCTTTTGGTATTTGGCTTTCTTTTATTAGTTCAGCGATCTTCGTTTCTATATCTGCCTTGAGATTGTTTGAACGTAAAAGTTCGTTTACGATTCCACCTTTATCATTCAATAAATGGAAGAATGGTACGGTTGTTGTAGCGTGGAAGACTCCTTCTTGTGCTTCTTTTGAGAGACCCTTTGTTAGGTCATTGATCTGCTTGATCTGGGCTGATTCTATTTGTCTTGCATGCTTTTCTGCGTTGGCAATTGATGTCTGTAGTTTGTTCAGCGTGTAGGCATCACCGCTTCTCTCTGGGGCAAGATAGGTTTTCATCTTCTGTAATAATGGTGCATGTTCCCATAGGTCAGTAGCCCTGTTTTTGTTATCAGCGTAGATTGGATATTTGGACAATTTCTCATCTATTTTTTCCCCAAGTTTCTTGGCGGCTTTAATTACAGAGGGGTTCTCAATTATCGATTCGATTAGGATCGCTCTAGTGTAATCATTGATTCCTTCAAGGCTTTTAAGTACAGGGGTGCCTATTCCATTGGCGGAAGTAGCTGAATCATCAAATGGTTTCCAGTCAAGCTCCTCAAGGATGGTTCTAACTTCCTTAGTTGTTTGCTTTGGCTTGGACTTTTGTTTTGGCATGCCTAGTTTTTCGGTAAACTCTGTTGCTGTTCTGCCTCGTGTTTGTTGTTTTTTCTTTTGTGATCCAGAGCTTATTTCGTCTTGGAAGTCAACAGAATCTCTTATGATTTTATCTATAGTTTTTACGAGATCTTGCCCCATGTTTTCTGCTACCATATTGGTAACTCTCATATCTTTTTGTCTTCCAAGCAGTTTATTGATTGCGACTTTGAGGAAGTCTTTGATTGTTTTAATTATAGACCCAGATTTTAAGCCTTGTCTGAATGTGGTGTTTGTTGCCCCAAGGGCAACAAACTCTGCAATCCCCACATTCTCTTTATCATTTGCTATATGTTCTAATGCTGATAAGATTTCTGGGTTATTTGCAAATTTGGATTTTAAAAATTGTATATTGTTTTTTATAAATTTGTATGCTTGTTTTATCTTTTTATATTCTTTTGATTGTTGTCCTTTTTTTGAAGCAATATAGTCCAATGTTATTGCGTGTGTGATTTCATGTCCTACTGCTTCTCTATTTGCTCCTTTTTTGAAGCTTAGTGTTCTGGTTCTTGGATCAAATGAATTTTCTTGTGCATCATAATCAATCTCGTTTACTATGTCGCCGAGAAATTCATTGGTTTTTCCTAGTTCATTTAGTATTGCTGATACTGATCCCCTTGTGTCATTTTTTGCTAATCTCCCTGATAGCTCTTTCAGTGTTTTTGTGTCAGACATCGCTTCATGTGTTCTGCTATCAGTGCCTTGCTCTACTCCAAGCTTATTGGCTATTTCTCCTTGAGTAGATCCTTTTGGATTGTCTACCATCCCGAGCTTATGTAGTGCTGCTTTGTGCGCATCAATCAGCTCTCTTGACGAGAGGAGTTTTCTCCCGTTCTCGTAATTGTCTATATGCTTGAAGTCTGCATAGAACCCCGCATAGGCTGTTAGTGAGTCTTCACCAAGGTGCCCATCAAGCTCCTCAAGTGCCTGATTTACTGCTTCCCGTGAATATGGCTTTGCGCCTTCTGCACTTTTTAGTTCCTCCAACGATAGGTATTCTTTTCCTTCTACCGCCTTTGAGTATTTTGTAGCCATCTCCCCAGTTGGGTAGAAGTTTCTGACGAACTCTTCTCCCTTACTATTGATTGCTGCAATTTGATATATTTCTTTCTGCCCATTCTCGGGGTTCTCATCAAATGAAAATTCAAGGTCTATATATGCGTCTTTCCCGCTTCTGACTGCTTCCTCCAGCTTGGACATTTCCACATCAGGAGATTGCTCTTTTAGCCGTGCTGGAGTGCCTGTATCAGCCTGCTCAGTACCGAAGTCATGTTCTTGAAGCTGGGTGGCATCTATTTTGCTGTCTGTGAAATAATCAGCGAACTTCCCTTTCTTGAATTTCTTATTTTTTTGGATTAACTCTAATGACTCTTTTTGTTCATTGAGCCTTGTCTCTGCTTCTATGACCAACCCTATTGCGTGATCTATTTGTCCCTGATGTTCCATGTCAGTTGACAATAGTGCTGTTTTTGCTATTTCTACTTCGATTGAATATTGTTTGTGTGCTTCTATTGCTTGGTTGTGATACTCTTCTTGATACACTTCTGTGTAGTATGCATCTGCACCATTTCCATCGTGCATTAATTTTTTCTTGTTCTCAAGTGAGATTTTTAATTGTTCTTTTGTGAAGTTGTCTGTATCTTTGCTGGCTATTTGCCTTTCTATTTCTGCTATTGTTGCTTCATGTGAAAATAGAAATTGACCTGCATCTATTGAGTGAACTGCATTAACAATTGCAGTAAGCATGTTGAATATTTTTTCCTGCACAGGAACATTTTTTACACCTGCTTGGTCTTTCAGAACTATACGTCTTGACGTTAGTTCTATTCCGTATTTTTTCAGGTTGCTTTTTTCTTTTGCTGCCCACTTCTGAAATTCTGTTTTCATGTCATATGGATTATGATCTGGGTGGGCTGGGTCATTTAAAATTACTCTGGCTGCATAAGGTATAATTTTTGTGACTACGTTTTTATCTTTTCGTAGGTTATTCTGTATTGTGTCTGTAAAGTCTTTTATCTTCCCCTTGCGCTTAGCGAGGAACTCGTCAAGAACTAACCGCACTTTTTCGTCTAGTTCAGTCGTGTAGTTATCGTAAAAATATTCATGGATTGCTTGTTGTACACCAGCTGTTTGCACTAAGTCTTTTCCATTTTTTACGTTTTCTATTTCAAGGTCTGGGTTTATCGCTAAGATTTGTTCTTTTAGGAACTCAAGCCCTTCTTTCGTCATCCTCTCTTCCATTCCAAGTTTGAGGACTTCTTTTGTCAGCTCATTTGCGACATCATGTTTTGCTGTTGCGCTTCCTGCTTCGTATCCAACAACCATCATTGCTTTTTTGTGAATGGTTCGTTCATTGCTGAACAGTTTAAGATCAACAAGTTTTTGTATTTTCCCTTCTATGTCCGTATTTTTAAGGGCGTTCCCAAAAACACCATAGAAGTCATTTGCTAGTTTCTCTGGTTCAATTTCAGCTATATTCTCTTCTGTCATACTTAGCATTTGGAATAACCTAAGTATAGGTTCTTCGTTGATCCCCAATGATTGCATTGCTTGAATTGTAGGCCCCGAACTTACCGCATCCACTTCTATTGTTGTCGCCAAGGACACAACGTCTTGTCCGCTTCTTTGTGCTGCTCTTATCTTGGATAGGTTTTCTATAAATACAAGTTGTCCCCAGACCGAGTTATCAATTGATGGCACTTTGTATTTTTTGCCATTTAGCTCTACTTCTCCATTTGCAAGCTCTCCCATAAACTGCAATAGTGAGTCCCCATCCTTTTGTGCAATTTGGTCAAATTTTGCTATAACAGCTTCAAGATTTTTGTTCCGCCCAGATACTATATCTGCCTCTGGTATGCCATAGTTTTTTGACATTCCGTTTACTAATATACCAAACTGGGTTCCACCAATTTTGTATTTTACAGGGAGACCTTCAATGACTTGTCTTGCGAATGGCTTGTCTGATTGCTCATTAAGTACATTGTTTTTAAACCCAAAACGTGTAGTTGTGTAGACTACTATTTCATTCATTAGTTTCTTCGCTACACCATTTTTATTCATAAAGCTATCCAATCCTACAAGGGTATTTATGATTGGATTTGTCTTGGATGATGAAACCCCCCAGTCTGATGCTTCCGAATCTTTTGAGGAAAATTCATGATAGAATGTTCCGAATATTTGGTGCATCTGATATGGTGTCAACCCTGCAATATTTTTAATATCTCTTAGCCTAACCCCTTTGCCTTGATAATCCAATTGGCCAAGGAACCCCCTCAATGTTCCGAGTGCTTTGAGCGCGGTTTGGTTTACAACCATCGTCCCTTCTGCTAGGCTTCTTAGTGTTTTTTCCCATCTAAATGAAGCTTTTACTCCTTCTGGCGAAAGATGCTCTGTGTCTTTTTTGTTTGGTTTTATTCTCACACTTCCGTCTGTTTCTACGGTTTGTTTTCCCTGATCTTCTCTTTTGTTTAAAGGAAGGTGTTCAAATTTTGGGGCAAAAAGATTACTTACCCCAGAGACAAATGACATTGTGTTTCTTAGATTATTGTTTGTGTTATTAATCCCTTCAAGTGACCCCTTCCCCAAGGCTTCTTCAATTTCTTGCTTATTACCATTTGAGAAGAAGTTTAGGTTGATTGCATAAGTTTCTGCCTGCCGTACAGGCCCTTCTCCTTTAATCGGTGTATGATCTTTGTTGTATTCCCCATTAATGATTGTTCTGCCTTGTTTTTTAATAGACAGTAGATTGGTTTGCCCACTACCTTTTTTGCTTCTTGTTTGTCTTTGGAGCTTTGCAAGAGCTTCAACTTGCATTTTCCCAAGCTGCATATAGAACGCATTTCCTAGTGCTGGTGATACCTTTGTTGGGCGAACCCCCATTGCAATGGCAATGTCTCTTCCAATAGCCAAGTATGTATAGTTTGCTGCTACTTGTATTGTTTCACCTTTTTTATCATGAAGGTCAATGTCTCTTGCTCCTGGTGTTTTGTTGATAATATCTTGTTGCATTTTTACATTTGCCACAATGTGCTTGAACGCTATTGCTCTTGAGATCATTCCCAGCTTGTCTGTTTCTTCAATTCCCTCAAATAGCCATTTTGCATCATTGGATTTTTTCAGTTTAGAAATGAGCTTCTGGCGCATTTCATCGTTTTTGACCACTTCTTTTAGTTCTTTGACGTATGCATCTGGTGATGACCAATGGAGGATTTTCTCCATAAGGTTGTCTTGAAATTTATAGAAATCGAACCCCAGTGTCTTCTTGAATGAATCCTTATCTAAACGCAGGACTTTAAGTTTTATTTTCTTTTTTAGGTTTTTGTTTATGCAGGCCATTTGTTTCTATCCTTTGTTTTGCAATTAATCATGAGCACTCTGGGAGGTTGTCTATGAATTTTTTTATTACTTCTATTCTTTTGTCAAAGAGTGATTTCTCTTCTTCGCTCATTGTTTTTATATCCTCTTCTGTAACTGCTTGTTTATCAGCAAATGCAGCTTCATCTGCTGTCTGTATTGTATCATTTTCTGTATCTTCGTTTGTTTCTGTTTCTTCGGCTGTTTCTTTTTTTGTTTTTGTGCTTGTATCTGTATTGTCTTTATCATCTATTTTTGTGTCTTGCTCTTCCCCAAATGTGATTACTTTTTCATTTTTTGTATCTTCTTTGATATTTTCTTGATTTGTTTCTTGTTCTTGAGATGTTTCTGTTTGTTGCTTTGTCTGAGCCCCCGATGTAATATCTCCTTCGGGTGTATTTTTTGTGTTTTGTTTTGTGTTTTGTTGTGTTTCTTCGTTTGTATTCTGCTCCTTTGGGGGCTCAGCGTCATTTTGAGCGTTGTTCTCTTGCTCTTGTGCCTTGGTATCCTTTCCAGGCGTTTTCTGCTCTTGCTGGGCTTTCTGTGCAGCTTCTCGCTCTGCTCTCTCCGCCTCTTCTGCCAGCTCTGCTAACTCTGCCTGTTCTGCTTCTTCTGCCAGTTCTGCTTCTGTTTTTTGTTCTTTTTGTTTGCTTTGTTGTTCCCCTGTTTTCTTCCAGTGCTTTTGTGCTTCTCTTACTTTATTTTTTCTTGTTTTTACTGCCCCTAGGTTTTGTTTTACCATAGCATTTATTTTGTCTTTTAGCACTGTTTTTGCTTCTATGGTTTGTCCCAGTTCTTTTTTTATTGGTGAGTCTTGTTGCTCTTCTGCTGGAAGTTCCTCCAGTTTTTTTCTGAGATCAATTTCTTGTTGTTTAAGCGCCTTTAGTTGCCCCACCCAGTAAGTGGGGGGTTCTTCTTTGAATTTTGAAACCAATGAGCTAGTGTCACTAACGGATTCAAGTCTTTGATGAAGTATTTTTTGTTGTGCTTTAGATATAACTTTTGCTTCGGCAAGAGAGTCAATACTGTCACCAATCGTTGCTATAGTGAAGGCATCTGTGGGGTGTTGGTTAATAGCGTCATTGATTGTCCGAATGTCTTTTGCTTTTTCCCCAGTTATCCCGACTAGCCCATCCTCGTTGATGAGAGAATCTGCTTTGCCTGCTCTTTCTTTAAAAGTTGTTTTTCTTGATTTCAGCACAGTATCTATGCTTGCTACAACATCTTTGTTCCCTGCAAAATCTTGTCTTGCTTTGATGAGAGACTTAGTTGAAAAGTCGTCCATAAAACTAAAGTTGGTTTTCCCTTTTGATATTGCCTTGTTGATTAGTTTTGGTAGGTTATGAAATAGCTTGTCTGCATCAACTTTTTTTTGTCTTCGTCTTACAAAGTAACTATTCTCATTTGATGTTTTTTTCTTGTTGCGTACATATTTTTTTCTAAGGGCTGCTGCTTGTGCTATGTATGCTCTTGATATATGCGCTGCTTGCTGTGCTGTATCTACCTTTATGTCTGCTGCAATTCCATTTAAGGAACCCCCGACTTTGTTTGTACCTTGAGAATCAACTATTGCAAGCAAACGGCCTTTTTGCTCATTAGTCATTACTCCAATATCATCTATGAGCTCTTCTTTTGTTTTCCCTTTGGTTTCAACGCCAGAAGCTTCAAGGATTGTTCTAACTTGATTGTCTGTTGCAATTTTATCTCTCCCACTTTTCCCGTCTTCACTAAAGTTATTAACAAGATCAATGGTTGTTTTTACTGCATTTTCTGCCAAGTCAGTATGTTTTTGGTATATTTCTTCCCCGTTTGTTATTTTGACCTTTTGCAATATATCAGAGCTGATACCACTATCGATGAGATCTTGTTTTGTTTGAGCAGTATCTAGTGCTTCAAGGGTCTTCATTGTTCCAGCGTGTCCTGCGTTTGCTGCTTTTTCTTGCGCTGCTCTGTCTACTTGAAGTGCAGCAGCATCTTCTCTTGTAAGGTTTGCTGCTTCCCTCCTATCAAAATGGTTCCCTACCATTTTGAATGGGACCCCTGATATGCGTGCTGCATCTACTGCAACAGCCTTGGGTCTCATCATCAAGTGCCCAACTCCTGCTTGGACTGCTGTGCTTATTGCTTGGTCTTTTGATATTACATGACCTTTTGCTACTTCTGAAATATATTTACCAATTGAGTCATATTTTGTGTCTCCCCCTTTTGCCCAATATTCTTGGTGAATGTTTTCAGTTTCTTCTTGAATAATCTCCATTACTACATCAGCACTAAGTTTTGCCACAGGAGCGTCCGCTACTCTTTTTATTATTCGGCCAGTTAGCGTTTGTGGATTGATTTTTTTAGCAGCTAATTTTGCTGCTTCTGCAAACCCTTTTGATGCTGCTTTGTTTTCGAGCGGAGCAACCATTTTTGTAAATGGCTTAAAGAGTTTTTTCATTTGTTTTCCTACTACGCCCCATCCCCCTTTGCCTAGGATTTTCCCTCCAACTATTGCTTCAAGGTATGATGTCACATAGTTTAGAGACAGGGCCCCTGTTTGCTCCCCAAGGGTCATATCTTTGTTTGTTGCTTTTTTGTATGCATCTTTTTGGTCTGACAGTAAGTCGAAAGACCATACTGTCGCGGCAACAGGCATGGACGCAAGAATTGGGACTAAATATCCCAGCATTTGCGGAGCAACGACTTTTGCGTTTGATACGAAGTGCAACGCTGCTTTCCCATAGTCCCCATTTTTTATGTATTGATCAACTGCTGCTATATTTTTCTTTTCTTCTATGTCATTATAGCCTATGGCTCTTTGCCATATATCTTCATTTTTAAAATCCTCAAACAGCGTACTATTCCCAAATGTAGTTCCCAGAGCTTCATCAGAAATTGATGAGGCATAATCAAGTAGGCCATCTCCTGCCCCAGCAAGTAATGCCCCTGCTGTTCCGGCAAATGATTTAAAGGCATGCTCAAACGCCCCTTGATTATAGTTCTGTGATTTTTTAGATCTTTCGTTCCATGCCCGTCTTTGGACATTGGTCATTGTGTCCCAGTTTTTAGGCTTATACGCATATTTTTTTTCTGATCCGTATGCACCAGGACTTGGTGCGAGGAATGGCTCAACATAGTCTGAGGTTTTCATCCCTGCTTTTTTTGCAGCATCCTTGAACCCCATCCTGTATCCAGGAAGGTCAAAGCTCTGGTTTACAATTTCACCAGTGACGGGGTTCTTCATGATTACGATTGGTCGTCCGTATACCCCCTTGTCTATGATTTTATATTGTATTGGGATGTTGAGATTATTGTACACTGGTGGATGTGTTCGGTAGTAGGATGTGTCCCCTAATTTAAGTTTTTCATTTATATTTGTCTTGGTGAGTTCAAATGCTAATTTTGTTGTGTCTTTCCACCCTTGTTCATATACATCTTCTGTTGTTACAGAATCTTCTGGAACCCCCCACAACTCTGCAAGTCTTCTTGCATTTCTTTGTTCTCTTTCAGTGTGGTCTTCCCCTGGGTGTTCTACTTCTGATGCATCATATCCTGCTGCTCGTAGTTCCTGCCCTTCCATTTCCTTGATGAAGATTCCGTCTCCATCAATAATAGAATATACTGTTCCTGTTTGCCACCCTTGATCTGATTGTTCTTCTTTTGCGACTTCTTCTTCTGTTGAGAACGTTACAGGTTGGTTCCCATATATTTTTTGTACTTTCTCTTTTTCTCTTGCTATGACAGCATCTTCTTTCTGCATTGTTGTCCCAATGTCATTTGAATCTTCCGATGCTATTCTTGATCCTGGGTTTTCTGCCCCTAAAATTTTACTTGCGATTTCTACTGAAGAATATGGCATCGTATCCCTTTTATTTTTTATTCGCTTTGGCTGCCATTTTATTTTTATAGTCAGCTTTACTGTCTTTGATGTAATTCCCTACTTTTGTTTTCATTTCGTCTAAATCGTCATTCGAGAACCACCAAGCGTTCCCGTTAACAGTTGATGTCCCCGCAATTGCTGGCTTGGAGAAATTTAGTTTGCCTATTGCTTTTCTCATTGTTGTAGTTGATTTCCCAATCAGTAATGGCGCTAAAGTGTTATATAGGTCTTTTGTTTTACCACTCCAGTCTTTCATTGGTCCGCTATCATACATCAATGGACCTATATAGTCTTGAAGTATTTTGCTTGTTACTAGTTTAGATTTGAAGCTTTTTTTGTTTTCTTTTTTGTTTTCTTTTTCCGCTAATTTTTCGCTTTTTTGGACGCATTCTAGTCTTGTAACTGGATCTGTAATTTCCCCACATTTACCTTTTTTTGCTGCGTCGGCAGCGTTAAGCGACCTTATTGCTTTTTGTGTTTCATCTGCTCTGGTTCTTGCTAAAGTTTTCGTCTCTGTTTCGTCGTTTTTTGCCCACGATAGTATTCTTTTTTCTTCTTCTTTCGCGGCTTCATATTGTGCTTGTGTTTTTGATGTTAACGCATTAAGAACTGATTTTGGAATAGATTTTTTTATTCCAAATAGTTTTCTATATGCTGCCGTGACCCTAAGAATATCTTGATCTTTTTTGTTTCTAAAGTAATCTTTCTTCGCTGTTGCAGTTACTATTTTTCTTTCTTTTTCATTGTTGACGAAAAATACAACTTGCCCGTTTTTATTGGCTTCTTCTTGTATTTTTTTCTTTATAGTTTCTGGGCTACCGTCACCAAATTCAGTTCTAAATTCTTCTTCACGCTTTTTGAGATAGTTGCTTAATGGGTGTGATGTATCTCTTCCCTTGGTAATATCATATTCCTGCTGATTATTAAAAGTGTTTTGTGGTGCAGCTTGCTTTTCTTGGGATGGAGTAAACTTGTCGGCTAGTTGAGGCTTTTGTTCTTGTTGTGTGTCTTCTTCTTGTTTTGGTAAGAATGGTGTAAACTTGTCTGTAACTGGGGGTTCTGCATTTTTAGTTGTCCCAATTATTGCTTCTGCATCTCTTGTCGCTTGTGTTGTCTTGTCTTTGTTTTCGTTATATGGGACATTATCATACATTTCTTCTGTAAGACGGTTGTTTAAAGGGACCTCTAGTTCTTTTTTTGTTGGGTTCATTATAACAACTGGTGGTTTTGCTGCGCCCAACCTTTTCGCCATTGCTTCGATAAAGTCTGCATCAGAAACGGGTTCTGCTTTCTTTTTGCCTCCGCCTCCTCCTCCTCCTCTGCCTTTTTGCAATCTTTTTGCTGCGGCCTCTCTTTCTTTTTGTAGTGCCATCCTCCTTGCGTCAGCAGCTCTGTCTTCCCCCATTTTAACCAGGTTTTGTCCCATTCTCATGGCGTTGTCTGATGCTTTGTTGAATAGTGCTACAGCATTTCTTGTTGCTGCGTTCACCCCTTCATAACTTGTTTGTGGTATATAGCCTACGTTTTCTAATTTACTTTTATATGTTGATCCCATAGCTGATCCTTTTTAGGCAATAGCCAATTGACTTTTCTTGTCTTTAATCTCTTTTTCTATTGTAGGCTCAGCTCCCAAGGATTTTTTTCTTACTACTGCTCCAGGTTTTGTTACAATTTGAGATTGGGTATCTGGGCCGCCAATTGCATTTGTACCCATTGCACTTTGGGTACTGGTTGCAAGTTTTTTATTTGGTGTCTGTGTTGGGGCAAAGGCTGATTGTTGCCCCCCGTTAACTTTCTTTAATTCATTTTGATATGCATTATATGCTGCTTCATTTCTTCCTTGTTCCTTGAAACCTGCCGTCCCACCCTTATTCCAATCATAGTAAGTAAGGTCTGGGGACCAATCTACGGTTTGCCCTTGGGCATTCAGCCCACCAGAGGAATTGTATAGGCTCTTGAGCTGGGCTTCACTTTCAATTGACTGGTTGTGCATCTGGTACTGCGCTTGTGCAGCAAGTCTATTTTTATAGCTTCGTATTTTCTCTTTTGCAAGCCATGTATTGTTCCTATCATTTGAGGACGCTGCTGCTCCTTGTTTGTTTGCGACGGCTAGTTGCTTGAACCCCAAATACACGTTTGCAAGGGTTGATACCCCTTGGATAATTAGTCCTGCTGTTTGTGCCCAATTATCAGTAGCAATTTTTGTTATATTGTTTGATGTTTTTGTTTTAGGGGTAATACTTGTTTTTGATGTGAGCTTTGATGTTACCTTTGGAGTTTCCCCTGTAAGAGCAAGTTCTGCACTTGTTTTAACCCTTGGCTGGCAACATTTTGTTTGCCCTTTTATGAAGCTGCTGTTTTGAGTTGCTGCTGTAAATGGAGAGTTTTTGTATTTCATTTTATTGTCCTCGTGGTTATAGTTCAAATTGCGATTTCATATCTATTTCATTTAGATTTGTGTTTAATGCCCTGCCGAAGAAGTCATTCGGATGTTCTACTGGAGGCAGCGAGGCTAGGTATAGTAGATACTTGGTATTGCTTTCTTTATTTAACCCAAATTTGTCTTCAAGTTCCTTTAGCTCCCTTGCCATTTTATTTCTGTGCATATTTGCTGCTTCTGTCTTTTTATTGTTTTCGATTTCAGTTAAAAGTATTTTTTGATTCATGTATGTCCCTGTTGCTTCAACCGCAAGAGACAATATGTCTACAAGCCCGACAATTCCTCCCATCAACATGAACCCCACTGCAAAGGTGATCATTGCCATAAGAAATGGGCTTTTGACTAATTTCGCTATATAGCTCAATGCGTAAGATACTGCTAGCCCTACACCTAGCCCAAGTAGTGCAAACCCTACTTGTCCTGCTGGTGCGAAAACAATAGTAGCGACAACAATAAGGATAATCATAAATATCTTGAACAGAGTTGTTGCGTACCAAGGGGTTTCTGTTACTGCTATCCCTTGAACTACCAACATCAATGTTTCTTTTGCAAGACGATCTCTTTTAAAAATAGGGAGAGTCTTGAACGCGTCAAATGTTAGAGGGATTACTAGCCCATTAAGGTATGTCGCTATGTCATCTATGTCACATAAATCTACAGAAGACACTGCTCTGATCCCACCATCTGGGTAATCAGGATTGTGTCTTTGTGTTGTTACGCTTGTACCTACCCATCCAACAATTCTAATTTCTGTGTATTCAAGCGGAGCGCTAATCGTTCTTATTTCAAATACTGTTTTTCTTTCTCTTGGTGTGTCATCAGGGGGGTTCACATCCCCTACTTCAATTATGTTTTCCAAGATCGGGTCATCATCATCTCCGCCTATCCCTTCTTCAGTAAAATATGTGTCATCATTAACATAACCACCATTACTGTTTTTTTTCTTTGAGAATGATTTTATGTACCACCCTGCTTTGGTTTTCTTTTTTGATAGAGCCCCTGGTGTGTCATAAATATTCTTTGGAACCCCCTGCTTGCGAACTATTCTTACACCGCTGAATGTCCATTCTTGTTTAAGTGATCCTACTCTTAGTTTAATTGGTCCTGCCCCCTCATATTTGAGCAGAAGTGGTAGTAGTGTTTGATAAGCAGCGTATGCGCTTGTTTCATTGATGAATAGTGGGGTAGCTGCAAATCCTATGTGGACATCAGAGATTTGCCTTGTGTTTTGTGCTTGGTTTTGGTTTTGTGCGACCAAGTGATCGTGGTATTCTTCCTCTGTGCTGAACCGATCTTTTAGGTCTTGGTCTTGTCTATACCATTTCCCGTATTGAATATTCCATTCTCCTGTCCCTATTGCTGGGATACTGTGTGAGGAAAATATTCCTTCTGATGTTTCAACAAGGTCAATGTTCAGTGCTTTTAAAACTTTTTCTCTTCTTACCCTTTCTGCGTTTGTTTTTGAGAGTCTGTAATATGGTACTTCATTATTGTAGTCATCCTTGAGTGCTACAAATGGCATAATCTCCATTTCTTCAAATGCAGTGTTCCCGATAAGGGCGTATTTGTTGTCCTCTGAAAAGAAATATTGTGTTGTATCCTCATCGGTATTTGTATTGTACTCAATGGCGACTCCTTCTTTGTCGCCTTCTTGCGTTGATTTGCCTGGGAGGCCAGTGTCATATTCTTCTTCGATCTTGTTTGTTCCGTCCCATCTTGTCATTGAGATAATAACGTTGCCAGAAATTTCATCTACAATATATTCTTTTATGTGCCATTCATGCCCATCATATTGAATGTACCCAAAGAATGTTTCGTTTTGTTCTACATGTTCTTTTTTTTGTAGTCTATGCCCGTCTTGAGACAGCTGTGCGAGGGATTGTAGTAGTTGGCTGATAAGTCCTAATTTCATTTCTGTGATTGTTTTTAAGTCTGCTGCGTTAACCGCTCCATCAACTACCATGTAGTGTTTTATGATTGCTTGTTCATGCGTTAGGTCTGCAAACATGTAGTATCCAGCGAACCCATGCTTCTTCCCAAGTTTATTGAATCTATTTATGCTATGAGTTACTCCATGCAAAATATCATCTCTCATATAATCTGAGATGGTAAGCCCTGTTCTGCTCTTTTCGAGTATAACCTCAACTATCTTCTTGTCTTTTTGCGCTCTTTCTTTTTGAAGCTGATTCGCCGTCAAATAAGAGTGAAATTCGTATTCGCTTGACATTGGTCATATCTATGCTGTTGGGATTGATTCAACTGGTTTTTCGTCTGCTGCTATAAATTGGCCATTGCCATCAGTTAACCAGCCTACATCTCCTTTATAATAATGAGCTTTTTCTGTTTTATCCCCTACCGCGATTCCTACGTCGCTCATTACATCCATAGCGAGGGTATGAATTGCTGTTCCTGTAAACACTTGTGGGGGCATTGGATTTCCATCAATTTCAGAGGCAACTACAGCATAGGTATCCATCATAACTTTTAGGATGTCTGCTTTCCGCTTATCATCAAAGCCAAGTGTTTGTCTGTGATACAGTTGAGCTTGTTGCTCTTGTACTTGGATTTGAGACTTTTTGAGTTCTCTTTCTGAAGCTCCGTTCTCCATCATCTCTGCCATTTGTGCCATAAGCAATTTTGTTTCTGCTTCTGTTTTCCTTGTCCCTTCTCTTGACTGGAGTCTGCTTTCTGCTCCTCCTGTTCTCATTTCTACAATCTCTTGTGCCATTTTCTGTAAAGCCATTGCTTGTACTTTTGCTTCCATTTGTAGCCTGGCGTAGGCTATTGCCTTTTCCAAGGTTGGCTGCATTTGCGAAACATATGCTTCAACAAATTGTGTTTTGTCTATTGTTTCGTCGTCCCATTCCCGTTGGAGTTGGTTCCTAATTGCTCTCATGAAATGGTCGAAAATGCCTGTCCCATTGACTGACTCGGTTGTTATTGCCGCTACAGGTATTTTTTCTAGGTCTTCCTGGTTAATTTCATCTGGGTCTTTTTCTTCATACGGAAGATGATCATTGGTTAATGTGTCTGTTGCTGGAGTAAATTTTTCTGGAGTACTATAAAAATCCCCAATTATTTCTTCAGGGGAACCTACTGTGATTGGTTGTGGGAAGTGGTTATATGGAATATTATACATTTGTTATACCTCTACATGAAGATAATAGAACCCCCCATGAGGGGCTCTGTATCTTTATGCGTCTGCTTGCAGTTCTGCTACTCTTTGTTCTCTTGCCATTTCTTTAAGTTCCGCTGGAGTTGGCAATGGAAGCTCTACGGTGTTAAACGCATTTATCAATACTGGCGTAGTTGTTTGCTGCCCATTTTTCCCCTTTTTCTGCTTAAAGATTGTTACTTTTTTTGTTTTCAAGACATTGTAGATGATCCTTGGTATGAAATATCCTTGTGTTGTATTGAACTTTACATACTTTTTAACATCACCAATCACGTCATTTCCTGCTGAAATGATTTCGCCTTCCCACGCTTGTTTCGTGGGATCATTACAAATCACATTGACTCTTACGAGACTCGTTGCTTCTTTTTGAAGTCTAGCTATTTCTGCTGGGGAGATTATTTTGTTTCGTCCAAATGCAACTGTCTTAATCTCGATGTCTTCAATGCGCTTGTTTAGTTTATTCTTAAACTCGGCTTCCAGCTCTGCCTTGATCTCAGCTCTCATTTGCTCTTTGAGAGACTCAGTGTCTTCTTCTACTGGTGTTTCTACTGGTTCTTGTCCAGCTTCTTTTTCTGCAATAAGCCCTTTGAGCTTCTCTGTTTTTATGTTTTCTGGAAACATAATATCCAGTTTCGTCGCCTTTTCTTTTAGTTCATCTCTTGTCATTCTGTTCCTTTTTATTGTATTGGATTGCAACCGCTACGCGGTTGCAATTTGTTATGGTTTAGTAGTATTCTCCAAATATCTCAGCTGCCACTTTTGACATTTGACGCTCTGTATATATATCCCCGTTGTTGTCTTCCGAAGCTACATCATTCCAGTCTGGATTCTGAAGAACCTTTACATGGTTGTTGTTGTTCTCTAAGAATAAGGAACTATCGTAATTCCCCCAATTTTGAAATACGGATGCATTATTAACATGGTAGTCCCAGTTTTCTTCTACATCTAGAACACGAAATTTTTGGGTCGAAAAATCATCTTTGTATTCTGGTATTCTTCCGGCCTCTATGTTGTGGGCGAACTGCAAAGTGTCGCTAGTTCCAATAACTTTGTCCCCATTTCCTTTTACTCCCCCATCTGAGCTTACCTGCACTTGTCTTAAAGCATCAAAATAGGCCATTGCTTATCCTTTATGTTACAGGTATATGTTTAGCTTTGAGGCTAGACATTAAGTCATTTGGGGTGTCAGCAGCGCCATCGCCAGTTGTGTCTGTTTTTACATCTTCCCATTCTGGGTTTTGTGCAGTAAATACATAATTATCATTGCTTTTTAGCTCATCTGGTACGCCAGGTGCTTCTACGCCATCCTCAAAGATAGTAATACTGTTGCCTGTTCCTGTTGCACCAGGCATTGTAAAATCATCTTTGTTCTCTTCGAGACGTTCAGTTTCGATATTGTAGTACACATTAATATCATATCCTTCTCCAGCTACCTTGGCACCATTGGTGTCCAGTCCGCCATCAGAGCCTACTTGTAGTCTCTTAACTCCATCAAAATATGCCATCATATATCCTTTCTGGCTAATTATGTAGAGAACCCCAACATGGGGCTCTCAGGTGATTA